AACTCGGTGCTCCGGTGGATGGCAAGCAACGTCACCGTGGAGCAGGACGCCGCGGGGAACTTGAAGCCGTCGAAGCGCAAGAGTTCGGAGAAGATCGACGGCATCGTCGCTCTGGTGATGGCAATCGGACGGGCCCAGGTGCAGGACCAAAAGGTCGGCGTGTACGAGTCGCGGGGCATCGTCAACATTTGAACGGTGGTATATGGCAAAGACGGCACGGAAGCCGACAAAGAAACGATCGAGTCTGCAGCGTCCGGAGCAGTGGCTCATGAACGCCCTCGGGGCCGTTCGAGACACGTCCGGCGAATCGGTTACGGAAACGACCGCCCTCGGTCTTTCTGTGTACTTCGATTGCATTCGTGCCATTGCGGAGGACGTGGCAAAGCTGCCGCTGATCCTCTACCGCCGCCTCGAGCGTGGAAAGGAACGGTTCCAGGGCCACCCGGTTTACAGACTGTTACACGATGCACCATGCCCGGAGTCGACGGCGTTCGCGTTCAGGGAAACCTTGACGGCCCACGCGTTGGGCTGGGGCAACGGGTACGCGGAGATCCAGCGGGACGGGTCCGGGAAGGTGGTTGCCCTGTGGCCGATTGACCCGTCGACCGTAACGGTCATGCGCAACGACTACAAGGAGATCGTCTACGAGGTCCGCAACGAGGTCGGCGATAAGACGGTCCTGTCGGCCGACTCCGTCCTGCACGTCCACGGCCTGGGCTACTCCAGCCTGGTCGGCTACTCCGTCGCGAAGCTGGCCCGGTCGAGCCTGGGCGGTGCGATCGCGGCCCAAAAGTACGCGGGCTCATTCTTCGGAAACGGCGCGATGCCGACCGGAGTGTTGCAGCACCCAGGGGCCCTGAGCGACAAGGCCTTGAAACACCTGAGGGAGTCCTGGGCGGAGCGGCACGGGGGAGCCGGAAACGCCCACAAACCAGCGATTCTTGAGGAAGGGATGAGCTGGAACAACACGACGATTCCGCCCGAAGACGCCCAGCTGCTTGAAACGCGGCAATGGCACGTGGAGGACATCTGCCGGTGGTTCCGTGTTCCGCCCTCGAAGGTGGGCCACCTGCTGAGGGCGCAGGGCTGGAGCACGCTCGAGCAGACCAACGCCGACTACCTCACGGACAGCCTGATGCCGTGGCTGGTTCGGTGGGAACAGGAGATTGCCAGGAAACTCATTCCGGATCAGGACAGGGAGACCCTGTTCGTCGAGCATTTGGTCGACGCGCTGCTCAGGACCGACACACAGGTTCGGTTCGCGGCCTACGGCTCGGCGATCCTGAACGGGTGGATGAGTCGCAACGAGGTGCGGGAGCGGGAGAATCTGAACCCGGCCGACGGACTGGACGAGTTCCTGCAGCCGACGGCCGCACAGACAGTCAGCCAGGCGGAGGAGGCGGCGAAGGCCGCCGCCAGGCCACCCGAGCCGCCTCCTCCTCCATCGCCGGACGAGCCGGACGGTGAGAACACGGCATTTGGCAGGATGATCTCCGGTTTGGCCGATGCTCACCGTCCGCTGCTCGCCGGCGTCTACGACCGCCTCCGCGGGCTGGAAAACGACAAGCTCGAGCGGGCCGCGAAGAAGGGCGACGTTCGCGAGTTCGCGATCCGCTTCTACCCCGAGCACGAGGCGTTCATCCAGGCCGCCCTGTTGCCAACCGTACGAGCGTTTGTTTCCGCGTCGGTCAACGTCGTGGGGATGGACGCGGTGTGCAAGGCCGAGGGCCTGATCCACGGGCACGTCCGAGGGATGGCAAAGCGGTGGGCGGACGCCAGGCTGCAGGTGGCGACGTACGGCGGATCGGACCCGGACGTTGGACTGGAAATGGATGAGTTGGTAAACTTGGTTCATGCGATGAGGCGTACCCATGGAAACGCGAGCCTTTCGGGACACAATTGAAGTTCGGGAAGACGGCGGAAAGCTGAAGATCTCCGGGTACGCCGCCGTGTTCAACTCGCTTTCGGAAGACCTCGGCGGATTTGTCGAGGTCATCCGGCCCGGCGCGTTCTCCGCGGCCCTCGAGTCGGGCCAGGACGTGCGGGCCCTGGTGAACCACGACCCCAACCTTCTGCTCGGCAGGACGACCTCCGGAACCATGCGGCTGTTCGAGGATCGCCGCGGGCTTCGGTATGAGATCGATCCTCCAGATACGCAGGTCGCCCGCGACCTCGTGACGCTCTTGAAGCGTGGCGATCTGAACGGGTCGAGCTTCGCGTTCAGCCTGGCGGCCGGCGGGGACATGTGGCGGGACGAGAAGGGCCAGGCGGTCCGCGAGCTGCACGAGATCGGCGAGCTGTACGACGTGGGTCCGGTGGTCTACCCGGCATACCCGTCCACGGTCAGCGAAATAACGACGCGTTCGCTCCGGTCGTTCCGGGAATCCCTGGTGACCGTCGAGCAACGCGAGGCCCTGGCGGCGATGAGTCGATCGCAGCGGGCCCTGATGGGAATACAGATCCAGGCCGTTAGCCTGGGTCGACACGCCAAGTAGTCCCGGACCGCCTTCGGCGAGCCCCTGCTTGGTTTGGAAGCACACGTCCGCACCTTCGGTGTCGGAACGCTTCTTGCGTTTTTGACATTGAAGGAGATCAACTCACATGAACCTCGAAGAGATGCGGAAGCAGCACGCCGCCCTTGTTGCGCAAATGCGTGCTCTCAAGGACCTGGTCACGGCGGAAGACCGCTCGATGACCGAGGATGAGAAAACCACTTTCGACACCGCGGCCAAGACCGCCTCCGAGCTGAAGACCTCGATCGACGTGGCCGAGGATGCCGTGCGGTCCGAGGTGCTGGCGTCGGCCGAGGCCGAGGTCAAGCGCCCGACGACCGTTCGGACGCAGCGGATCGAGCCCAACGCGGGCACCGATCGGCTGTACGCCGAAGCCAAGCGAGACTTCAAGCTCCGCGCGTTCGGTGGCCCCGACGGCGCCCGAACCGCGTACGGCTTCGGCAAGTGGCTCCAGGCGACGCTGCTCGGCAACGAGTCGGCCTATCGCTGGTGCCGGGATCGCGGCTACATGAACGCCGAACAGCGCGTCATGACCGGAGCGATCAACACCGCCGGCGGGTACGTCGTTCCGGACCAGTTTTCCCAGACGATCATCGACCTCCGCGAAACGTACGGCGTTGCCCGCCAGTCGTGTCGCATTCTGCCGATGGCGTCGGACACGACGTACATCCCGCGTGTTGCCGGCCACATCACCGGCTACTACGTCGGATCCGGTGGCGAGATCACGGCGTCGGACATGACGCTGGGCCAGATTTCGCTGGTCGCGAAGACCCGCGCATTCCTGGGCAAGATCACCAGCCAGCTTGCGGAGGACGCCATTGTGAGCGTGGCCGACATGCTGGCACGCGATGCCGCGTGGGATTTCGCCAAGGCCGAAGACGACGCCCTCTTCAGTGGCGATGGAACGTCGACGTACGCCGGTGTCGTCGGACTCAAGACGAAGTTCGACGGAGCGGCCGGGACCGCTACCGCTGGCCGCGCGAACGCCACGTCCGGAACTGACACGTACCCCGAAGTCGCATACGACGACGTGTGCGCCGTGATCGGGTTGTGCCCGACGTATGCGCTCCCGAACGCCAAGTGGTACTGCTCCCCTGCGTTCAAGGCGGCGGTTCTCGACAACCTCAGCGTGTCGGCCGGCGGGTCGAACATGAAGGACGTCGCCGCGGGTGCGGCCGGCGCGTTCATGGGCTACCCGATCGTGGTGTCGAGCGCTGCGCCGACAGGGACCAACACGACGGACTGGACCAACCTCAGCATGGCGTTCTTCGGCGACATGTCCCAGGCGGCGACGCTGGGCACTCGCCGGGAGATCACTGTCGCGGTCGATCCGAGTCGTTTCTTTGAGTACGACATGCTCGCCGTTCGAGTCACCGAGCGGTTCGCTTTGAACGTTCACGATGTTGGCGATACGTCGACCGTCGGCCCGATCGTCAGCCTCTATTGCAGCACCTAAGGAGGTGTCCGTTGATTCAGACTCAGTCAGCAAAGTTCTTTTCGCTCAATCCTGCATCCGTCAACCAGACTGTCGCCGCGTCGCTGATCGTCGACCGCATGGGCTACGACTACGTCACCTTCATGGTGAACCTGGGCGTGTCCACGACGGCGCCGACGGCCCTGTCCATCGTCGAGGGCGACACCGCCACCCCGGCGACGGCCATCTACGACAGCCTGGCCGGCGTGTCCACGTTCGTGGGCGGAACGACCGGGACGTCCAAGATCGGATTCGTGATCCCGACCGGCGCGGCGTTGTCGGAAACGACCACCGGGCCGTTCGCCATCATGAACGTCGATTGTCGCGCGAGGAAACGCTATTTGAAATGCAGCGTGACCCCGGCCGTTACGACCGTCGTCGGCATCACGGCGATCGCGACCCGTTCCGCGGCGTGGAACGACGCGACGGCGTCTGTGGGCCCGTTCGTGATCGTCAAGGGCTGATGCGTTCAAGCTCCCTTCCCCTGGCTGGGTCGGCGTGTACTGCGTCGGCCTGGCCGGGGGCGGGTATCCCAAGGAAGGGACCAAATGACAACCGAATACCCGGACCTGTCGCAGGAGATCGTCGCGGCGATGACCGTGCCGCGGCTGACGTTCTCAGACGATCAGATGTGCCTGTTGCGAATGCAGTCAGCGCTGCACATCCCGTGCGTGTTGACGAGCGGCGTGTTCTGGTCGCACGGGCTTACGGCCGCCGTCAAGGAAGCCATCGCGCGAGGCCCCAAGTATGTGCTGACCGTCGACTACGACACGGTCTTCTGCCCGGACGACGTGGTGGAGCTACACCGCGTCATGGAGGCGAACCCGGAATGCCCGGCGTTGGTCTCGTTGCAGATGCGCCG